CTGTAACAGGCATAGTAATTGTAAATGTATTTGTGCTAGGTACTGTTTTAACTTCAAATGAATTAGTTGTAAAATCTGCAGATGTAAAACTTGTTGTAGTTGGTCCTGGTGTTGTTACAGATGAAAATTTAATTAAATTACCAACTTCAAGGTTATGTGCAGATTTGTTAATTGTAACTGTTGCAGAGTTTAAAGTTGATGTATAAGTACAACTTGTTAGTGCTGTACTAAGCGGTGTGATATCATAAAACACGTCATCAAAAAGAACATATAAAACTTTATCTGTACCAATAGCCAAATAACGTCTACCAGTGAAATCATGCCAAGAATGAATGTCTCTAGCCGCCCCTACTAATATAGATGTGTTAATTTGTTCCCAACCACCTATCTTTTCAGGTGATCCATATTGAAAACGTACATTATCACCATCAATCCAACGGCCTTCTGCTTGAGACGCAGTATCATTCTTATCAAAGCCTGGAGGTAATGGTATCTTTTTTAATGGCATAATTTAATAACCATTATAAAATATGTTAAGAGTTAAGTATAGAAGTAGAGAAATAAGGTGTGGAAAGGTGGTTTATTACTCTAGTTATTATCAGTTAAAGTATCTTCTGTAATGGCATAATATCATTATACTTAATATATGTTTAAAAGCCAGATACTATATAACATTATCTAGCAGTAACTGGTATTCCTTTAGATGATACAAAAGGATTTTCTGCAAATGCCATATAGATATATGTGTAAGATGAATTATTCATAGCGGTTGAACTATGCCTTAATTTAAAACCATTAGATAAAAAATCAGTTTCAACGCCAGTTGCTTCAGCAGCAGAAAGATTTGGACTTAAATATAAATTTTCAACATTATATGTGTTTCTTTTATTATCAAAAACATACCAATCTGTTCCTGGACCATAATTTGTATTTTTAATCATAATAAAAGCAGGTTTAAATCCTGTATAAACAAAAGTACCATCAGCAGAACTATTACCTGTGTATGAACCAAATTTAGAATATCCTTTTACTTCAGCAAAGCAGTAGGCTACTGTAGTACCTGATGCAGGATTTGTACCAATAGTAAATTTATCAGAATCTGGTGCTGTATTATTCCACCAACCTGTTTCTGTTCCTGAAGCACCTGTTCCTTCTAATCTTAAAAATTTTGTAGCACCTAAACTTGAATGATAAACTGCCCAAGTACTTGTAGTAGCTCTACATTTTAATATTATCATGTTAGGAACTACTCCCAAACCATGACCAATCGTAGCTACTACACCAGCACCAGTATAACTTACAATACTAAATCCTGCTGTTGTATTAGCTGATACTGTGCTTGTTATAGTTCCTGAAGTGTTTGATACACCAGTTCCATTTGCTAACCAGTTCCAAGAACAATAAGTTGCGGCAGAAGTATTTAATTTAGCCAAAGCACCAATAGTAAATCCATCAGTTCCAAAAGCAGTAAGTCCAGTTGTTTGTGTTGTTTCGGCAGAAGTTGCGTTTGAAACTAAATCTTTTTGAACTCCTCTAACTGCATCATAAAGTGCATGATCTGTTGCACCACTTCTTCCTTTAATCCAAACCCAATCAGGTTGAAATCCTACTCCAGTATTTGCTAATGAAGCACCAGTTCCAGTATAAAGAACTGTGTTAAAATATTTACTGCCTTTATCAATTGTTGCAAAAGCCATAAGTTATCCGAAGTTTGCTAAATTTTTAGTATTCAAAGAGTAATACCCACTTGGTACTGCGTATTCAAAATTACCGTATCCTGCACCATCGGCATTACCTGATGAAATAGTAAATGGAGGAGAGCCAAAGTTTAATTCCATTGTAGATGAACCAGTATAAATTTCTCCTACTTGTGGAAACCAAACACCATTAGCTGGAGATGAACTTATGCTTATTCCATTTGTTCCAGCAACTGGATCTCCACTATTTTGAAAAGTTCCATTTTTAGAATAATATAATTTGCCATTTGTTATATCTAAAGCAACACCTATTATATCATTAGTAGTATATGTATTTCCATAAGCTGTGTTTGAACCATTAGTATAATATGTTCCATTTTGAGCATAATATGATATGGCTTTTAATGCACTAGTATAAGCTGTAAAAGAAGTTGTGCTTGAAACAATATCTGTTATTCCAATAAATTCATAATTTTGTGATGAAGTAACTTTCACTTCCCAATACCATTTACCTGCACTTACACCAAAAGTTCCTGTACCATAATTTTCATTACTAGCATTAGTAACAACCTTTAAATTTCCTTCAGAAAATGTAGCACCAAAGTAATAATTATCTAATACGTTCATAGTACAAAAATTATTAGTACAAGTATCTGTACTCTGATCTACTGAAGTTAGATTGTTTGCTGTAAATGTATTTCCGTTTCCTGAAGAATCTGTACCAAGAGATGCTGAGTTTTTGAATTGTAAATTAAATCCATTTGTACCATAAGAACCTGTGTATGCTTTTGGAATCCATATTCCTGATAATGTATCTGTTTCGCCAAATGATGATGGTGTTAATTGTTGTCCATTTATAAAATATGTTTCTGATAAATAACCACTTAAATGACTAGTGCCACCAGACTGTGCATCTTTGCCCCAAAATGTAGGTTGGTTCATATTAAAATAACCACTTAAATTTTGAGAAGGATAGTCTGATACTGAAAAAGAAGTTATTTGCAAACCATTTGCATAGAATTTTACTCTATTAGAAGCTGTTGCTTGAGTATCGTCATAAGCAATAACTATATGATACCAAGCTGATAAATCTCTAAATACTTGTGTTGTTGTTATAGATGCCTGTGCGGTTGAAGATGTATATAAAAAAAATGCAATTTTATCAGCATTATCAAAATATATTTGACCCAAATTTGTATTAGAATTACCAGTATCAGATGTATTATATATATGTCTGTAAACACCATTGACATCTTTTTTAATCCAAAAACTTAAAGTCCATGTATTTCTATTTCCTGAACTAGCAGGAGTTATGGATAAATTATCACTTGAAGCAAAATTAAATCTTAATGAGTTCTTAACTGTATATCCACTTACAGAATTAGCACCTAAGATTAAAGGCATTTAGATTACCTCTAGTTTAGGAAATTCGCCGATTGGTCTAGTTGGATTTGTTTCGCCTGTGTATTCGTATAATGTTTTTAACTGAGCAACAGTATTACAAGCAGTAATCATAGCTTCCATTTCATTTGATTTTAGTCTTACAGCAGTTCTAAATGTAGATATAGAAGCTGGTATTGTATAACCTTCTACTTCACTAGCTTTAACTACATACCAATCAGTTGGTGAAAGTAATCCTGATGCTTGTTGTTTTGATATAGAAATCTTTTGAGATTTTAAACCTTTAGTAACTAATTGAACTCCATCTCTTAATATTGGAGCACCATTTTGATCTACTGCATTAACATCTTCTAATTGTTTAACAAAAGCATTTCCCCATGATCTAGTTGCTTTACCATTTGAGAATGCAAATATTTCATTTGTATTAATATAATAAGATTCATCTTTAAAATTAGAAGAATCTGTTTCAATTTCATAGATACCTATTTCTTCTTTTGCTTCTTTAGACCAAAGAAAAAATATCTGAGATGAATATTGATTACCATTTAAAGTAAATCCTTCTGGATTTGCAAATACTTTTACTATTTCGTTATTTTGAATAAGTGCGTACATTATGTTATACTTAAGTTAAGGTTTTTACCCATTTCATACCACACTGTTCCATTATATCTAAATACAAATAAATCAGCTTTAGATGCAGTCGTTGTCAGTGTTGGTGCAGTATCTGCAGTAAATTCATACACTGAGTTCCAAGTTAAAGTTCTTGAACCTGTAGCATCTTGAATTACCGCAAGAGATATAAATTGTCCAGTAGCTCCATTTGTAGGTGCAGATATAGTTCTAGCTCCACCAAGAGTTACTTTAGCAACTGGAGATGTTCCTACATCCCAAGTAATAGTAGCACCATCTGTAAGTGTTGCTTCTGCATTATAAGCACCATCATTAAATAATACTAATCCAGTACCTTTTGTAGTTATGCTTAATCCAATGTTAGTGTCACCACCTGTTACTGCTATATCGGGTCTACTACCTGTTGCAGCATTTGTTATTGTTATTTCATTTACTGCTGATGCAGTTGCTGTGAATTTTAATTCTTCATTTCCGTTAGCATCATTAATTTGTGCTATAACTGGAGTTGTTAACGTTTTATTTGTTAGTGTTTGAGGTGCTGTAAGATTTACAATTTCTAAATCTACTGCATCTGTTCCGTTTAAATAAACTAATTTAGAAGTTTTATCTGTTGCTCCAAATATTACTGAAGCTCCGCCTACTTGATTTAAAGCAAGTGTAAATGCACCCGATGTTCCGTTTTCTAACGTGTAAGTTTTTTCAATTCCTGAAGCTATAAAAACTGTACAGTTTGCAGTAATGGTTCCTGAAAATTTAATAACAGCGTTTCTAGCCGGTGAAATTGTAGCATCAGTCATTAATAAAGTTGTATTAGTAGATGTGATAGCTATGTTTTCAAAACCAAC